CCACTCTTGAATCCAAAAATATATAATAACGACAAGGAGTTTTTTGAAATAGACCAAAAGAAGATTCTATTATCTATTTTAAAAGAGAGGTTAAATATAAGCTACGCCAAGTTAGGTAAGGAATTTAATCTTACATGGTACCCAATTTATGTTTCTATTAAAACAGCTAATAAAAAATACGCAGACATTTTAAATAAAGTTAGGAAGGTGGTCAAATGAATTCTCGCAATGGATTTGTATTACTACATAGAAAAATTTGGGAATCCAAAGACTTTAAATCAACTTTAGAAACTGTAATTTTTATTTATCTATTAAGTAAAGCCTGTCATGAACCGATTGAAGTTCTTTATAGAAGAAAAAGAATCTCACTACAACGAGGGGAAGTTTGTATTGCTTTAAGAGATTTGGCAAAGAAGTTTGAGATAACTTTGAAGCGAACTAGGACTATAATTAGTAGCTTAATAGGGGCACAGAATATGGCACAAAGAAGGGCACGAACTTTAAGTGTTTATAGTATTGTAAAATATAACAAATATCAGAAATTGGAGAAGCCAAAGGCACAAGATAAGGCACAAGAAGGGGCAGACAGAACAATAAATACTAATCAAATAAATAAAAGTAATATATATATAGAGAAAACTCCTATGATTAATAAATATAAAAAGATAGAAATACCTAAGTCTAGCAAACCTAGATTGAAGAACCTTAGAACAGAAATATTTGAAGAAAAGGTTTATTCCGAGTTTGAGCTTGCCAGAAAACGGTTAAGTTCTGATAGATTTGAGGAATTTGTAAAACAACGCCTTGCAACTGATAACAAATCAAACTAATAAGCAACAGTATCTTTAAACTTAACTCAGTAGCCTTACATGAAGAAACCTACTCAATTAAAATTTGGACATAGGGATTTTAAAATAAAATATATCTCAAAAAAAGAAGCATCTAAAAGAAAAATATATGGAGAAGTGGACACCTCTACTAACACTATAACAATAGACAAATCATTAGACGATAAAGTTAATTTTAACACCATTATACATGAAGTCATACATGTGATAGCAGAGCATTATGCGTGGAATCTACCAGCCAAAAGTGAAGAATTAGTTTGCGAAACCACAGGCAACGCACTCTCAGATGTATTTAATCAGAATCCAAAACTTATAGAATACCTTGCATTTGCTTTCAAAAAGTAGTAGGCAAAAAACAACGATCACATATCGGTAAATTATGGACAAGAAAACAGAAATCATAGAAACAAAACCATTCGGAAGACCTAGTTTTGTATTTACACCCAAAATACTAGAACAGATAAAACACATGGCTTCCTATATGTGTGTGAAGGGAGAAATAGGGACAATCATTGGGTGTTCATATGCCACTATACATAGATCAGAAGAAGCCTCTAAAGCATTTGAAGAAGGGGTAGCTATTGCTAAAGTGAACATAAGAAAGACACAATTTGATATTGCTACCAAACTAAACAGTTCTATGATGGCAATCTATCTGGGCAAGATATATCTAAAACAAGACAGAGATGATGATGACGATGATTACAAGCCGTTGCCATTAGGAGATGTTGTGTGATACCATTTCCCAATAAAAAATATGACATTATTTATGCTGACCCAGCTTGGAACTTTAAAAGCTGGTCTGACAAGGGTAACGACAGAAGTCCTCTACAGCATTATAGTTGTATGTCTATTTCTGATATTTGTAATTTACCTATCCATGATATTACTAATGACGACTGTGTTTTATTTATTTGGGTTATTGACCCGCTTCTTAACAAAGCATTTGAAGTGATAAAGTCTTGGGGGTTTACATACAAAACAGTTGCATTTACTTGGGCTAAAGAAAACAAGAAGTCTTCAGGATATTTTACAGGACTCGGTTATTGGACAAGAGGCAATCCAGAGATGTGTTTATTAGCAACCAAAGGAAAACCCAAAAGAGTATCAAAGTCAGTAAGGCAATTAGTTATAGATGCTCGTAGAGAACACTCAAGAAAACCTGATCGTATTAGAGATGACATAGTTACCTTAATGGGAGATAAACCAAGAATAGAACTATTTGCTAGACAGAAAATAGAAGGCTGGGATAGTTGGGGTAATGAAGTTTAATGGTTAAATACTTTTTATTTATGCACATAATGGTCGCCAATCCAACCGGACAAGTTCCTAATGTTTATGATTTTTGGTTTACAGAACCAGAGTTAAGATACTACGCAACAGAAAAAGATTGTATTACCAATGCAGATCAAGTAATGATTTGGGCGAAGAATAATATGGAATCTAAAAAATTAACAGTACTAAAGACATGGTACGAATGTGTGGGGAAAGATGAACAAGTATCATTTAATCATAAACCTAGAGGACATAAAAAACTATGAAATTAATTTTAGACAAGAAGTGCTTAACAAAGCTTTCTACTATCAGGCAAAAACTATCTTGCTTTACGGACACTCTTTTAAAGCCAGTAAAGAAACTATTGAACAACAAACTTTTACTAGCAACTTCAACCATCATTACGATCTTATTGTTGTTAGTAATCTTTTAGAAATTGTACCCTTAGATTACTTAAGCATAGTAATTAAAGATATATTCAGCTATTCAAGTAAGCATGTTATGGTAATACTAAATTATAAAGCAGATATGTATCAACCCATCATTAAACAACTAAGCAAGTACCCAAGACACTCCTTTTATTTTAATGCTATCTGAACCACAAAAACAAGTATGCTTATCCAATAAGAGATTCAGAGTCCTAGTTACAGGAAGAAGATTTGGCAAGACACATTTATGCCTTACTGAGATACTTAGAAAAGCTAGGTTTGCAGATAACGGAAAGATATTTTATGTGAGTCCTACTTACCGAATGAGTAAGGAGATCATGTGGAAACAACTCAAGAAAAAAGTCAAAGAATTAAGGTGGGTTAAATATATTAACGAAACAGAACTAACTGTAGTCTTAATTAATAATTGTCAGATTAGTTTAAAGGGTGCGGACAAGTCAGCAGATAATCTTAGAGGTGTTGGTCTTAATTTTCTTGTACTGGACGAGTTCTCAGACATACCAGAGGAAGCATGGAGTGAAGTTCTTAGACCTACCATTTCTGACAAACATGTTAATGGTGAGGTGTTATTTGTAGGCACACCCAAAGGAGTTGGTAATTGGTCATTTGATATGTACCAAAAAGGTAAGTCAGGTGATCCAGAGTGGGAGTCATGGAAGTTCACTACAGTAGAAGGTGGACAAGTAGAACCACACGAGATTGAACAAGCAAAAAAAGATTTAGATGAGAGAAGTTTTAAACAAGAATACTTAGCTTCATTTGAAACATACTCAGGCGTAGTCTATTATAACTTTGACAGAGAGAACAATGTTAAGCCTTGTAAATATGATCCACAAGCTATTATCCATGTGGGCTTAGACTTTAACATTGATCCAATGTCAGCTTGTTTATTTCATTTAAAGAATAATGTAGCAGAGTTCTTTGATGAGATAGTTATTTACTCCAGTAACACAGATGAATTTATTGATGAGTTATTAGGAAGATATCCTAAGAATAAGATTGTAGTTTATCCTGATCCAGCTTCAAGACAACGCAAGACTTCTGCCGGTGGAAGAACTGATCTTACTATCTTGACCAACGCTGGTTTTAATGTTAAATGTAAATCTACTCATGCTTTAGTTAGAGATCGGATTAATAGTGTCAATTCAAGATTGAAGAATTTTGATGGTTCAAGGAATATATTTATTGATCCCTCTTGCAAAAACCTTATTAATTCGTTAATGAAACAAATGTATAAAGAGGGTACGAATATACCTGAAAAAACTGGACACGATCATATGACAGACGCACTAGGTTACGGCATAGAATATATCTTCCCTATTTCAAGTACACTTCCACCTTCACAACCTAAGAGATTTAGCTAATGGCATATTCAAGACAAGAAATTCTAAAACAACACGATCATTACAAAGCATTTGCAGACAGATGGCAATATTTTATCCGTTCTTATTTGGGTGGGGAAGAATACAAAGAAGGTAAGTTTCTACAAACCTACAACCTAGAACTAGAGAATGAGTTTTCTAAACGATTAAAATTCACTCCATTAGATAACCATTGTAGAAATGTAGTTCATATTTATTCATCATTCCTATTTAGAATCAAGCCAACTAGAAAACTAGGTTCATTAGAGCAAGACTCTACCATTAATATGTTCTTAGATGATGCTGATTTAGAAGGTAGATCATTCTCTCATTTGATGAGAGAGTTGCAAACTTACGCTAGTGTTTATGGTCATTGCTGGGCTATCATGGACAAACCAAACTCCAATGCAAGAACTAGAGCAGAAGAATTAAACCAAGAGATTAGACCTTACTTAAATATCTATACACCTGAGAATATTGTGGATTGGAATTACACCAGAGCAACTTCAGGAAAATATTACTTAGATTATTTAAAGGTTAGAGAACACAAAGATAGCCAAAAAGAAATATATCGTGTTTGGCACTTAGACAGAATTGATACCGTTAGATTGAACAGCGTAGGTGTTACTGATCCTGTGGTTATAGACTCTGTTGATAATCCTTTAGGACAAATCCCAGCAGTTATTTTATTCAATCAAAGAAGTCCTATGAGAGCAGTAGGTGTTTCTGATCTAACAGATATAGCTGACTTACAAAGAGCAATCTATAATGAGTTATCTGAGATTGAACAATTAATTAGATTATCCAATCACCCTTCCTTAGTTAAGACTAGAGATGTTGATGCTTCTGCTGGTGCTGGTTCTATTATTGAAATGCCAGACAACATTGATCCAGCTTTAAAACCTTATATTCTACAACCATCTGGACAGAACTTAGACTCAGTATTAAAAACTATTGCCATGAAGGTAGATGCTATCAATAGACTATCTCATGTGGGTGCAGTTAGAAGTACCAGCGAAAGAGTAGTGTCCGGTGTTGCACTTAGAACAGAGTTTCAATTACTTAATGCAAGACTTGCTGAGAAAGCAAACTTAATGCAATTAGCTGAAGAACAAATTTGGAGATTGTACGCAAGATGGCAAGACAAATCTTTTGATGGGGAAATCATATACCCTGATTCATTTGATCTTAGAGATTGGGCAACTGATTTAGAAGTATTACAACAAGCCAAAGCATCTAACATTAAATCAGATACTTTCACTAAAGAATTAGATAAACAAATAGCTAGAACAGTTATTGAAGATGATGAAGTATTATCTAAAATTGATGAAGAAATAGACCAATCAACTACAAGGCTTGGAGAGTTTCCACAGACACCGATAACTACTCCAACAGTTTAATATGGCTAAAGAGTCTTATTGAAAGACTTGGTGAGTATAGACAAGGAATAACCACTTCTTTAAGCGATCAACATGAAGCCAGAATGTTGCGTACCTTAGAACGATTAGAGAGAGATGTTGTAAAAGACATAGCAAGATTACCCACTAAGAACGGAGTTTTGTTTAATACTAAATTAGCAATAGAACTTAGACCTAAGATTAAAGGTTACATGGAAAATACATATTTAAAAACAGTACAATCCAATGTGGCTGAGTATGATAAGATTGCTGGTTCAGTTGTAGCTACTTATGGAAAACTTCCTATACCCGATGAGTTTAAACAAATAACTGAATTAGACTTAACAACAGTTAATCAATTAAAGAAGCAAGTATTTAATCAATTTGAAGATTTGGGTAATGAGTTTGTAAGCACTCTATCAGATGAAATATATCAATCCACTTTAGTAGGAAGATCCACAGACAAAGTAATTGAAACAGTTAGTGGACAGATTAATGGTATCTATCAAAACAGTAACAATTCAGAAGCACAAGAACTTGTTGATTTTATCAATTCTGAAAAACTAAAAGGAATTACAGGAACAGCAGAAGTAACCACAGCAATATCTAGGCTACAAACTATCTACGGAAGGGATAGGTTAGGAAACAATTTAAGAAGATACACCAATCAAATAGTTCAAGATTCTATTATGGGTTTTGATGGTCAGTTTGCAAAGTTTAGAGCAGATGAAATAGGGCTAACTTATTTTACATACACAGGATCTACGATAAGGGATAGTAGGGATTTTTGCAGATCACATGTTGGCAATACATATTCAACTAAAGAAATTAGTAGCATATGGGGTTCACAATCTTGGTCTGGTAAATCACAAGGAGATCCATTTGTAGTAAGGGGTGGTTATAATTGCAGACACCATTGGCAACCTACTGATCCTAGCTGGAATAAAATAGATGATGAAATACCAACAGTTGGGGAAGAAATTGCTCAAAACACCAATATATTTGGAGAAGTGTCAGAGCAAGAATCTAGCTTGCTTCCTATAGCATTTGGCACTATACAAACATCATTTACTAGGGCAATTAGCAAGTTGCCAAAAACAGAAAAAATAATACCCAAAAGCAAAAGTGCTTGGTATCAAAGAAATGAAGACACCATTGCTTTGCAAGGGGTTGACATGAATAATCACAAACTAAAAGACACATTTGCACATGAATATGGACACAGAATAGATCATAAAATGTCCAAATACTTGCTTGCTAATAATAAAACAAGAGATAGAATATTTGCCAAAGAATTAAAGGAGAACCCTTTGCTTATAGAATATATAGCTGGAGATAGGAACGCAAGTAACATAAGTAATTTTGCATCTGCATCTATTTCATCTGATAGGAAAAAAATTAGAAAATATATCCCTTTAGCCAAAACAGAATATATGAACGATTTGGTAAAAATAGCAAACCTATCAGTTAAGGGAAAATCTTTAGGAAATAAAGAAGTCAGAGATGCAATAGAAAAGATAATTGCAAGCAAAAACTTTCCGTTAAAAATAGATGAGATAAAAGCATTGTTATTAGATAAAGGAATCACATATGACTTAACAGATCGCAATACTCTTGATTTTATTTTACAAACAAAACACAAAGTACTTTCAGCATTAAATAACAAATCAGTTTTAAGAAATGTTAATAATGTAAGTTATGGTAAATTTGCAGATTACTTAGGTGCTATTACTAATAATGAAATGGGCTGGGGACATAGTATGGGATACTATGCAAAATATCCAACAACTTTAGTTAAAGGAGTAAGAACAGGACATAGTTTAGAAGCATTTGCTAATTATACTGCACTATTAAATAGTAAAAATAAAGTCGCATATAGAAAGATGATGGAACACTACGCAAAAGATACAACTAAAGCATTTGATGAATTAATGGAAAGATTAGATAGAATATGACATTTTTTGAAACCTACAAAAGGTATGTAGAAAAATTTGAAGAATTTAGCATCATCAATCTTAGTGATGAACAGGAAGAAAATTTAATGCTACTTATGAATATAGCATTAGATCAAAACAAACTCATTCCTAAAGAAAAATTGATTGATGTGCTAGGTGTAGATGAGGACGATCCAAATATATTGATTTAATAAATTTGTATTGATATTTAATAAATAAACCTATAAGGAGTAATACAATGAACGAGGAACAAAACAAGAACTCGGTGGAACAAACTCAAGTTCCTACAAAAAATGAGGAAATAGTTACTGAAGTTTCTAGCGAAGCTAAGGTGGACTCTAAGGCTTTTACAGAAGATCAAGTAGAAGCAATAGTTCAAAGAAGATTAGAGAGGTATAAAAAAACCGTATCTAATAAACTTGATGGACTTGACTTAGAAGAAGCTAAAAAACTTCTTGAAGAAAAGAAACAAAAGGAACAAGAACTTGCCTTACAAAGAGGCGAATTTGATAAAGTGTTAAAAGATACAGTATCAAAAAAGGATAGTAGAATATCTTCTTTGGAATCTGAGTTACAGAAGATTAGAATTGACGAAACATTAGTCAATACAGCTTCTCAACTTAAAGCAATTAATCCTAATGAGGTGAAAGCCTTATTAAGAAGTTCCTTAAAGTTAAATGACTCAGGTAAAGTAGAAGTGGTTTCTGAAAATGGAACTCCTCGCTACAATGATAAGGGCGATATAATGAGTGTGAACGAATTAGTTGCCGAATATCTAAATAACAATCCACATCATGTGGTCGCTTCCCCAAGAGGTAGCGGTTCGCAAAGTGGGATTGGTGGCAATACACTAAAGCCATTTAATATAGCTGATTTAGATTTAAGCAAAGCAGATGACCGCAAGGTTTATGCAGAGTTTAAAAAACAAAGAGATCAACAGGGTGGATTGAAGGCAAAAATAGTAAATAACAATTAACCTAAAGGACAAACAAACATGGCAAACGAAACAACATCAAGCACACTATCGGAACTGTACACAGAGATTATTCAAGAAG